TTTCGTGGGAATGACGGGATGTAGGTTCGTGGGAATGACGGGATTTGAGATTGCGGCATTTATCGGAAAAAACAGAAACCGCTCCGCCGTCATTCCCGCGCAGGCGGGAATCCAGACCTTAGAACAACAGCAATATTCAAAGATTATCTGAAAGTCCGAGATTCTGGATTCCCACTTTCGTGGGAATGACGGGATGTAGGTTCGCGGGAATGACGGGATTTGAGATTGCGGCATTTATCGGAAAAAACAGAAACCGCTCCGCCGTCATTCCCGCGCAGGCGGGAATCTAGACCTTAGAACAACAGTAATATTCAAAGGTTAGCTGAAGCTTTAGAGATTCTGGATTCCCACTTTCGTGGGAATGACGGGATTAGAGTTTCAAAATTTATTCTAAATAGCTGAAACTCAACGCACTGGATTCCCGCCTGCGCGGGAATGACGAATTTTAGGTTTCTGATTTTGGTTTTCTGTTTTTGTAGGAATGATGAAATTTTGAGTTTTAGGAATTTATCGGAAAAAACAGAAACCGCTCTGCCGTCATTCCCGCGCAGGCGGGAATCTAGACCTTAGAACAACAGCAATATTCAAAGATTATAAAAGACCCGTCATTCCCGCGCAGGCGGGAATCTAGGTCTGTCGGCACGGAAACTTATCGGGTAAACGGTTTCTTGAGATTCCGCGTCCTGGATTCCCACTTTCGTGGGAATGACGGAATGTAGGTTCGTGGGAATGACGCGGTGCAGGTTTCCGTGCGGATGGATTCGTCATTCCCGCGCAGGCGGGAATCCAGACCTTAGAACAACAGTAATATTCAAAGGTTAGCTGAAGCTTTAGAGATTCTAGATTCCCACTTTCGTGGGAATGACGGAATGTAGGTTCGTGGGAATGACGCGGTGCAGGTTTCCGTGCGGATGGATTCGTCATTCCCGCGCAGGCGGGAATCTAGACCTTAGAACAACAGCAATATTCAAAGGTTAGCTGAAGCTTTAGAGATTCTAGATTCCCACTTTCGTGGGAATGACGGGATGTAGGTTCGTGGGAATGACGGGATTTGAGATTGCGGCATTTATCGGAAAAACAGAAACCGCTCCGCCGTCATTCCCGCGCAGGCGGGAATCCAGACCTTGGGATAACAGCAATATTCAAAGATTATAAAAGACCCGTCATTCCCGCGCAGGCGGGAATCTAGACATTCAATGCTAAGGCAATTTATCGGAAATGACTGAAACTCAAAAAACTAGATTCCCACTTTCGTGGGAATGACGGGATTTTAGGTTCGTGGGAATGACGGAATGTAGGTTCGCGGGAATGACGCGGTGCAGGTTTCCGTATGGATGGGTTCGTCATTCCCGCGCAGGCGGGAATCCAGACTGTCGGGCATCTGCAGCGGTTTGCTAAAAAACGCTTTACCGTGATCAGTGTGCAAAGTTAAAATGGGGAGGTAAGCTTTTCAACCAGCAATTCGGCGGGCGCGGAATCGGGCGGTTTACCGAACCCCGGCGTTCGCGGCGCGCCGCCCCGTCCCGTGAAGGCAAACTCAAGGAATAAAAGATGAATAAAACTTGGAAACGGCAGGTTTTCCGCCATACCGCGCTTTATACCGCCATATTGATGTTTTCCCATACCGGCGGGGGGGGGGGCGCAGGCGCAGGAGAATCCATACGCTATTGTAATGAACAGTCAAAAGCTGCCCGAGGTAAAGTGGGGGAATTCATATAAAAAAGGGGAGTTGAGGCCCGAAGACAGGGATCGTAAATTTACCTTTACGAGTACTTATGGAATCAAACGCAACACTAATATCACATTCAATAATACCGATTATCTTGTTTCTGAAAAAAACGGTACTGCCGTTTTCGGCGCGGCGACCTACCTGCCGCCCTACGGCAAGGTTTCCGGTTTTGATACCGATAGGCTGACCAAGCGCGGCAATGCCGTTGATTGGATTAATACGACCCACCCGGGGTTGATAGGCTACAGCTACCAAGGTATCACATGCAGCAGCAGCAGCTGTCCTGAATTTGGCTATAAAACCCAATTTACCTTCGGTAATTCCGGTTTGGCAAAAAAGACAAACAGCAGCAAGCTGGATATATACGAAGACAAAAGCCGCGACAATTCGCCCATTTACAAATTGCAGGATTATCCTTGGTTGGGCGTGTCTTTCAATTTGAGCAGCGATAGCTACGTCAAACAAAAGAGACACAATAGTTTGGTATCTTCTTTTAGCGAGGATGTGACGCAGAGCAATGGTACGCAAAGCCCATACAAAGACAGAAACCTCGTTTATCGTACAGACGATTACCATAATAAGGGTAATTATAGCCATCAGGACGCACACCACGCCATCGCCTTTTATCTGAACGCCAAGCTGCACCTGCTGGATAAAAAACAAATCAAAAATATCGCGCAAGGCAGTGAACTTAATTTGGGTATGTTGAAAACGCACATCGAGCTGCCGAAAAATTTTAATCAAAGGAGCTTGGTAGGTTCGGTGGTTAGTTGGACGGTTAAAGATGAGGGAAAAGTCAGCGTCAAACTCAAATTGCCGGAAGTCAAAGCAGGCCGCTGCATCAACAAAGATAACCCCAATCCCAAATCCAAAGCCCCTTCCCCCGCCCTGACCGCCCCCGCGCTGTGGTTCGGACCTGTGCAAAATGGTAAGGCGCAGATGTATTCCGCTTCGGTTTCCACCTACCCCGACAGTTCGAGCAGCCGCATCTTCCTTCAAAATCTGGAAAGAAAAACCGACCCCGGCAGACCCGGCCGCCATTCCCTCGAAACCTTGACTGAGAACGATATTAAAAGTCGACAGCCGAATTTCACAGGGCGGCAAACAATCATCCGATTGGATAGCGGCGTACAGCAGATTAAACTGGATCAAAACAATACTGAGGTCGTCAATTTTAATGGAAACAGCAACAACGCAACTTTCGGCATTGTTAGTGAATATGGCCTCACGCCTGATGCCAATGAGTGGAAAAAAGTATTGCTGCCTTGGACGGTTCGTGCTTTCAATGATGACGGTCGATTTAACACAGTCAACAAAGAAGAAAACAACGGCAAGCCAAAATACAGTCAAAAATACCGCAGCCGCGACAACGGCAAGCACGAGCGCAATTTGGGCGACATCGTCAACAGCCCCATCGTGGCGGTCGGCGAGTATTTGGCTACTTCCGCCAACGACGGGATGGTGCATATCTTCAAACAAAGCGGCGGGGACAAGCGCAGCTACAATCTGAAGCTCAGTTATATCCCGGGTACGATGCCGCGCAAGGATATTCAAAACACCGAATCCACCCTTGCCAAAGAGCTGCGCGCCTTTGCCGAAAAAAGCTATGTGGGCGACCGCTACGGCGTGGACGGCGGCTTTGTCTTGCGCAAAGTCGAACGGAACGGGAAAGACCATGTGTTTATGTTCGGCGCGATGGGCTTTGGCGGCAGAGGCGCGTATGCCTTGGATTTAAGCAAAATCGACAGCGGCAACGGCAACCTGGCAGACGTTTCCCTGTTTGATGTCAAACATGACAAGAATGGCAATAACGGCGTGAAATTAGGCTACACCGTCGGCACACCGCAAATCGGCAAAACCCACGACGGCAAATACGCCGCTTTCCTCGCCTCCGGTTATGCGACTAAAGACATTACCAGCGGCGACAATAAAACCGCGCTGTATGTGTATGATTTGGAAAGCAGCGGTACGCTGATTAAAAAAATCGATGTACCCGGCGGCAAGGGCGGGCTTTCGTCCCCCACGCTGGTGGATAAAGATTTGGACGGCACGGTCGATATCGCCTATGCCGGCGATCGCGGCGGGAATATGTACCGCTTTGATTTGAGCAGTCAAAGTCCTGATCAATGGACTGTACGCCCTATTTTTGAAGGCACAAAACCGATTACTTCCGCGCCCGCCATTTCCCAACTGAAAGACAAACGCGTGGTTATCTTCGGCACGGGCAGCGATTTGAGTGAGGATGATGTTGATAATACGGATGAACAACATATTTACGGTATCTTCGACGACGATACGGCGACGACGGGTTCTGTAAACTTCAGCGGTACGGGAGGCGGGCTGCTCGAGCAACACCTTACTCAGGAAAATAAAACCTTATTCCTGACCGATTACAAGCGATCCGACGGATCGGGCAGTAAGGGGTGGATGGTGAAATTGCAGCCCGGACAACGCGTTACCGTCAAACCGACCGTGGTATTGCGTACCGCCTTTGTAACCATCCGCAAATATAAAGACAACGGCTGCGGCGCGGAAACCGCTATTTTGGGCATCAATACCGCCGACGGCGGCAAGCTGACCAAGAAAAGCGCGCGCCCGATTGTGCCGGAAGCCAATACGGCTGTCGCGCAATATTCCGGTCATAAGCAAACCGCCAAAGGCAAATCCATCCCTATAGGTTGTATGTGGAAAAACAATGAAACCGTCTGCCCGAACGGATATGTTTACGACAAACCGGTTAATGTGCGTTATCTGGATGAAAAGAAAACAGACGGATTTTCAACAACGGCAGACGGCGATGCGGGCGGCAGCGGTATAGACCCCGCCGGCAAGCGTTCCGGCAAAAACAACCGCTGCTTCTCCCAAAAAGGGGTGCGCACCCTGCTGATGAACGATTTGGACAGCTTGGACATTACCGGCCCGACGTGCGGTATGAAACGAATCAGCTGGCGTGAAGTCTTCTACTGATTTGCACGCGAAAATGCCGTCCGAAAGGTTTTCGGACGGCATTTTTTTGCGTTTTTCGGGAGGGGCGGGTTCGTAAAAGGCGGGCTATAGGGTAGGCTTCATCTCGCCAATCTCACTGAATCCATCAATTTCCACAATTCAATTAAATACCGTCAAACCGATGCCGTCATTCCCGCGCAGGCGGGAATCTAGACATTCAATGCTAAGGCAATTTATCGGGAATGACTGAAACTCAAAAAACTGGATTCCCACTTCCGTGGGAATGACGGGATGCAGGTTCGTGGGAATGACGTGGTGCAGGTTCGTAGGAATGACGTGGTGCAGGTTTCCGTGCGGATGGATTCGTCATTCCCGCGCAGGCGGGAATCTAGACATTCAATGCTAAGGCAATTTATCGGGAATGACTGAAACTCAAAAAACTGGATTCCCACTTTCGTGGGAATGACGGGATGTAGGTTCGTGGGAATGACGGGATGTAGGTTTCCGTACGGATGGATTCGTCATTCCCGCGCAGGCGGGAATCTAGACATTCAATGCTAAGGCAATTTATCGGGAATGACTGAAACTCAAAAAACTGGATTCCCACTTTCGTGGGAATGACGGGATTAGAGTTTCAAAATTTATTCTAAATAGCTGAAGCTCAACGCACTGGATTCCCGCCTGCGCGGATGCGCTCTATCAAAGGGGCGCATTACTTTTCTTAACATTCCCCTTTGACAGCCAAGTGAAAGGGGCTTTTTTATGTCAGTAGCAAATGTAATATTTTCTTGTTCCTATTGGAGAATATTTAAAAAATCAGATTATTGCGTTTTATGTTTCTATCAGTTCAGGCATGGTGAACCGCATAAACTCGCTGAACAAGAAAATTTTTCAAAGCTTTATCAGGCGTTCGATTATATAGATTCGGTTGGCTCGAATTTTCCGGTAATTATCACAACAGACGGTTGTGGTCTTTCTTCTTGATCTTTAACAGTTTGTCAGGATTGGGCTTTCGGTCGTTGACCGTTGGACGCGCTTTAGCGCGGCAGACGGGAAACGGCTGAAAGCCCCCCCCTGACTAACAGGGGGGGAGCGAAATAAAACAAATCCCTAAAGGTACTGAACAAAATGAGTGAAGCAGAATATTTTTCCCATTTCATATCTAACGGCAATGGGAAGTTATTAGAAATTCCGCAACGTAGGGGCAGGCAGGACGGCGTTTTTATAGATTGGTTGTCATTCACACTGCACGAAGATTCCTTGCTGAAAGTTTCCGGATGCCCCTTAGTTTCCGATGCCGAATATATGTTTGTTTTAAGCAAAAAATTGGAGGAAATATTAGGGTTTGGCATCACGAGCAGATGCAAATCGAAGGGCAATAAATTTTACGATTCGATGTTTAGGTTGGGATCGGAAGAAGTTGACTACGGCGAAGTCCATTACGGAGGTCAGCGAAATACGGTTTTAATCGAATTGAAAGGTGTAGGTTGCAACATTGCAAATCCAGGTTGGGAATTGAGGCTTAAGCAGTTTTTGGAAGATTCATTGAGGCCGAGGATAACGCGGGTAGATTTGGCACTTGATTTTTTTGATGGGGAGTACACGCCGGAACAGGCACTTTTGGATCACGATAATGGTTTTTTTGATAACAGCAATCAAAGGCCGAAATCTGAAACGATCGGTACGGCTTGGCGGAATGAGGACGGGAGCGGCAAGACATTTTATGTAGGTCGCAAGAAAAATTCTCGTTTTGTTCGTGTTTATGAGAAAGGCAGGCAGCTTGGAGATAAAGAAAGCAAATGGGTAAGGTTCGAGATCCAGTTTAATTATGGAGATATAGAAATACCCTTGGATATTTTAATAAATCAGGGTTCGTATTTCTGTGGAGCTTTTCCAATTTGTAGAAAATTTAAAAATATGCCGGTTCCCGAAAGGTTTGATCAGAGAAAGAAAACGCTTAATTTAACTTTCGAGCATAAATTGCATTACGCGAAAAACGCGGTTGGAAAACTGGTCAATTTCATGATTGAAATGGGTTTTGATAATAGCGAAATTGTGGAATCTTTAAAGGCAGATTCGGGATTTCCCAAAGGATTAGAACCTGAAAAATATGCTCTGGAAATGTTAAGGGACGGTTTGAAACACGGTTTTATTCATGAACAGCCGGATATTGATTTGGAAATTGAACTTGATGAATTGGGGGTTATTGCTTTTAAAAATTCTGACAAATTCGATAGGGAAAAAAGGCTTTTTAGTCCTGATTATGATGCCGAGAAAGAAAGGAAATATCAGGATTATCTAGATGAAGTTTATCATCAAAATGTAAATTATGATTATTTTTAAAGGAAATCAAAATGTTTAATCAAAACCAAACTGTAACTTATCCTGCGACTTTTTTGGGAGCTAAAAAATTCAAAGGCGAAATTGATGGCTCTAATATCGACACTTGTTCCGTATTGGTTGCAACATCTTTACCGGCACAGTCGGGAAATGCTGTCGGATTTACGGCAGCGCAAATGAAATTCGGCGATAGCAGTAATTTTGCACGATTGGAAAATCTCAAATACCCGTGCGGAGTTATGGTAACGGTTGAAATGACTTCGACTGGTAAAGGCATGGTTCCTTCATTAATTGATTTTCAGGTGGCAGAAAAGCCGAAAGGTTGATTTATGAAATTTGAAGAACGTTTCATAGTTCAAGACTTGGAAACGCATGACTTTATTTATCCCGATCCTTTCGGTGATGTGGGGTTTACTCAAAATATTAAATCAGCAGGTCAATTTGAAAGCTACGAAGATGCGTTGAATTCAGGCATAAATGAAATAGGCGGAGGATTCCAGATATTTCAGTTCTTCGTAAAATCGGAATAAAAGAAAAACAGGCTCGGCGGGCGGTCTGTCAACCTTTCACAAAGCCCGCAAAAAGGATTAAAAATGAATAAAGCAACTTTAATTATCGGATTTTTTGTTTGCCTCATTCTTTTCATTTTCTCAATTCTCTATTTCATAAATTAAAAACAAAATTCGGGAGCAGGCTTCGCCCGGATTTAAACCTAAGAAGCCGTATTACTTTAAATATCAAAAAAGGAAAAAAACGATGAACATCGTTAAAAAATACGCTGTAAAAGCAGCCTTGGCAGCCGGTATCTTCACACCGGCCATTGTTATGGCAGATACCTTTGATGCATCCGCGATTGGTACGCAAGTAGCGAATGTAATCATGGGTTTCGTGTCAATGGTTTCCGCCGTGGGTATGGCGGCCATTACCGTGATTCTTGCAATCCAAGGCTTCAAAATGGCTTGGAGCATGATTAAATCTGTCAGATAAACAGAGTGAAGAAAAAGGGGCGTATAAATGGGCTATCGTGTCGGCATAAATTGTTTTGATACAAGATTGCAGGCAGACGACTATTTATTGTCGTCCCTTCCTCCTACTGTTACCCAGGACGGAAAAATCATCAGGCCGGAAAGGGTGGGCGATAAATGGATTTTGAACGGAAAGCCGGTTACGTTGTCTTATCCGGAATGTTCCAATTTTGAGCAGATAAAGCAAGGTTCTTATGTCGGTTCGACGGTTCTAATTCTGTTCGTAGTCATTTTCGGTTTCAGGCTTCTGATTAATTTCTTAAAAGACATGGGCAAGGTTGGTACTGATTGATGATTATTGATTTTTGGTTTCTTCTCGGTTTCTTCTTGGCTTTGTCTGTTGCTTGGCTGTTTTGGTAACGGTTGGTAGAATCGGCTTTTTAGAGTGTTTTAAAAGGTCCGAATTATGTTTATTTCTGAATATCATTTAGTTAAATTTCAAACTGATTCACATATTTATAGAGATTTACCACAAGCGTTAATTTATTATAGGGAATTGATTAGAAAAGGGGTTTTTAAAACTTCGTTTTCATTTGATATTTTTAGGAATTTCTTTCATCGTTATGATAGAGATTTTATAGAAATTCAATTCCCTGATTCTTCTACATTATTAATTAAATTAGATGAAGCAAAATGTTATGTTTCTTATCCTAGGGCGAAATTTTTTAAAGATTATCCTATGCTTTAGTTTTTTTGTACCTAAATTTGCATTGGCATCAGTAAATGTTCCGGGTAAATTTGATAGGGTTGAAGTTTATGATGATGGCAGATATTTAGGTATTCGAGGTTCAGATGACAAAAGAAGAAGAATTTGGAAAGGTGTATTTGATAGAGAATCGGGAAGATATTTAACTTCAGAAGCTCAAGATTTAAAAGTTAGGCATGTATCTACTGGAGCATCAAGTACGGGTAAAGTTAGTTCGGTTGTATCTTCATCAGTTTCCCGCGCCGGAGTCTTGGCAGGAGTCGGCAAACTTGCCCGCTTAGGCGCGAAATTCAGCACAAGGGCGGTTCCCTATGTCGGAACAGCCCTTTTAGCCCACGACGTATACGAAACTTTCAAAGAAGACATACAGGCACAAGGCTACCAATACGACCCCGAAACCGACAAATTTGTAAAAGGCTACGAATATAGTAATTGCCTTTGGTATGAAGACGAAAGACGTATTAATAGAACCTATGGCTGCTACGGCGTTGACAGTTCGATTATGCGCCTTATGTCCGATTACAGCAGATTCCCCGAAGTCAAAGAATTGATGGAAAGCCAAATGTATAGGCTGGCACGTCCGTTTTGGAATTGGCATAAAGAAGAACTGAATAAATTAAGTTCTTTGGATTGGAATAATTTTGTTTTAAATCGTTGCACATTTGATTGGAACGGCGGAGATTGTGTGGTCAATAAAGGTGATGATTACAGAAATGGGGCTAATTTTTCCCTTATTCGCAATTCAAAATACAAAGAAGAAATGGATGCCAAAAAGCTGGAAGAGATTTTATCGTTGAAAGTCGATGCCAATCCCGACAAATACATAAAGGCAACCGGATATCCCGGTTATTCCGAAAAAGTAGAAGTCGCACCCGGAACAAAAGTGAATATGGGACCCGTCACGGACAGGAACGGGAATCCCGTTCAGGTTGTCGCAACATTCGGCAGGGATTCGCAAGGCAACACCACAGTGGATGTTCAAGTAATTCCGCGTCCCGACTTAACCCCCGGAAGCGCGGAAGCGCCGAACGCACAGCCGCTGCCCGAAGTATCGCCCGCTGAAAACCCCGCAAACAACCCGGCCCCCAATGAGAACCCCGGCACGCGTCCCAATCCCGAACCCGACCCCGATTTGAATCCCGATGCAAATCCCGATACGGACGGACAGCCCGGAACAAGCCCCGATTCCCCGGCCGTTCCGGACCGCCCAAACGGCAGGGACGGCAAAGATGGCGGGCTTTTGTGCAAATTCTTCCCCGACATTCTAGCTTGCGACAGGCTGCCCGAGCCCAATCCGGCAGAAGATTTAAATCTGCCGTCTGAAACCGTCAATGTAGAGTTTAAGAAATCCGGAATCTTTCAAGATTCCGCACAGTGTCCCGCCCCCGTTACGTTCACTATAACCGTGCTTGATTCAAGCAAGCAGTTCGCGTTCAGCTTTGAGAACGCATGTACCATAGCCGAACGGCTAAGGTACATGCTTCTCGCCCTTGCTTGGGCGGTTGCCGCCTTTTTTTGTATCCGCACAGTATCCCGTGAAGTCTAGCAGGCGCAGCACCGCCGGGCTTCAGTAACTTGTGCCAAGGCAGGGGGAGGACGTCCAGAAAGATTTGTAAAGACGGCTTTATCGTCTTTATAAATCTTTTTGGATACCCCTTGCCGCCCCGCCAAAAGAACACACTCTGCTGCAAGGGCAGGTGGTAAGGCGCGCGCTTTTTGCGCCGTCCCCCTGCCCCCGCAGCGTCGCAAGTGAGACTGGGGGTGTGGGGGCTAGTCCCCGCAAAATCTTTCAGATTAAGAAACATTTTTTTAATGAGGCAACCGTGCCTTTTAAGAAAGGGATAGCAAATGAAATTGTTGGCCGCATTGATTCCGCTCTTGATGAGCGTCGTAGGCCGTATATTGACTGCATTGGGATTGATGGCCGTGACCTATTCGGGGGTGGATAGATTGGTAGCCCATTTTCAACAGGCGATAACCCATAGCATAACGGGCGCACCTCAAGCAATGTTACAGCTTTTCTATATAAGCGGCGGTGGTACTGTTCTAAACATTCTTTTCGGCGCGATCGCCTTTATTCTGTCATTCAAACAAATAACAAAACTAGCAACCTCAATCGGGAAGAAAAAATAAATGGCAGAGATCTGTTTGATAACCGGCACGCCCGGTTCAGGGAAAACATTAAAAATGGTTTCCATGATGGCAAACGATGAAATGTTTAAGCCGGATGAAAACGGCATACGCCGTAAAGTATTTACGAACATCAAAGGCTTGAAGATACCGCACACCTACATAGAAACGGACGCGAAAAAGCTGCCGAAATCGACAGATGAGCAGCTTTCGGCGCATGATATGTACGAATGGATAAAGAAGCCCGAAAATATCGGGTCTATTGTCATTGTAGATGAAGCTCAAGACGTATGGCCGGCACGCTCGGCAGGTTCAAAAATCCCTGAAAATGTCCAATGGCTGAATACGCACAGACATCAGGGCATTGATATATTTGTTTTGACTCAAGGCTCTAAGCTTCTAGATCAAAATCTTAGAACGCTTGTACGGAAACATTACCACATCGCTTCAAACAAGATGGGTATGCGTACGCTTTTAGAATGGAAAATATGCGCGGACGATCCCGTAAAAATGGCATCAAGCGCATTCTCCAGTATCTATACACTGGATAAAAAAGTTTATGACTTGTACGAATCAGCGGAAGTTCATACCGTAAATAAGGTCAAGCGGTCAAAATGGTTTTATACTCTGCCAGTAATAATATTGCTGATTCCCGTTTTTGTCGGCCTGTCCTATAAAATGTTAAGTAGTTATGGAAAAAAACAGGAAGAACCCGCAGCACAAGAATCGGCGGCAACAGAACATCAGGCAGTATTTCAGGATAAAACAGAAGGCGAGCCGGTAAACAACGGTAACCTTACCGCAGATATGTTTGTTCCGACATTGTCCGAAAAACCCGAAAGCAAGCCGATTTATAACGGTGTAAGGCAGGTAAGAACCTTTGAATATATAGCAGGCTGTGTAGAAGGCGGAAGAACCGGATGCACATGCTATTCGCATCAAGGGACGGCATTGAAAGAAATTACAAAGGAAATGTGCAAGGATTACGCAAGAAACGGATTGCCGTTTAACCCATATAAAGAAGAAAGCCAAGGGCGGGATGTCCAGCAAAGTGAGCAGCACCATTCGGACAGACCGCAAGTTGCCACGTTGGGCGGAAAGCCGTGGCAAAATCTTATGTATGATAATTGGCAGGAGCGCGGAAAACCGTTTGAAGGAATCGGCGGGGGCGTGGTCGGATCGGCAAACTGAAGAAAACGGCAAGAGAGAAAAAAGACCCGTAAACCGTTTGAATATAGACGGCTTACGGGTCTTTGTTTCGCGCAAAGCAAGGGCTAAGGCAGTCAGGCAGCAAATCCCGCAATGTATTAAAACAGACGCGTAGAAATGCCGGCTGCCTTTATCCATCCTCAAAATTGAATATCATCCTAGCCGTATCAAGGCTGTATAAATAAGGAAAATACCAATGAATATAATCGGGCTGGACATCTCAAAGGATACCATAGACGCAACATTGCATAAAACAAACGGAAGTATCCATTACATTAAATTTAAGAATAATGATGATGGATTAAAACAGTTTAGATTGTGGATAAAGGGAAACAGAATCAGAAAAGCCTATATCGGCATGGAGGCAACAGGCATCTATTACGAAAAGGCAGCAGATATGCTTTCTTCCTACTATACCGTTTACGTTATCAATCCCTTAAAAATCAAGGACTACGGGAAAAGCAGGTTTAACCGTACCAAAACCGACAAAGCAGATTCAAACCTGATAGCAGATTACATAAAAAGGCATCAAGATACATTGATACCGTATCAGATACCCAAAAACAAAGCACTGCAAAAACTGATTAACCTTAAAAATCAATTACAGCAACATCAGAAGCAAATTAAAAACCGTCTTCATAGCACTGAAGAAGACTTCATAAGGAACATACATCAAGACTTGATAGATACCATACAGGACAAGATGGAACAGGTAAAAATAGCCATATCCGAACAAATCAAAAAACAAACGGATAATAACCATTACCGCAATCTTCAAACCATCCCGAGCATAGGCAAAGACACCGCATCAGTTCTTTATGCGCAACTTACAGAAAAACATTTTAAAACCGCAAACCAGTTTGTATCCTATGCCGGATTAAGTCCCGCCATCATACAATCAGGGACAAGCGTAAGAGGTCGGGGCAGATTGAGCCGATACGGAAACAGACGATTAAAAAGTACGCTGTATATGCCCGCCCTTTGTGCTTACCGTTTTAACGCATTTCCGAAATTAATAAATAATCTGAAAAAAGCGGGTAAGCCAAAGATGGTAATCATCGTTGCCATCATGCGCAAACTGGCGAAGCTCGCCTATTACATTGTTAAAACCGGCCAGCCTTACGATGCGGAAAGACACCGATTGAATCAATAAAATTCAACAAAATTAAACGGTTACGCGAATATATTTGTGTAACCGTGCATTTGCATATCGTAAATAAACGTAAATAAAAATAACAATATAAATCAGTATATTGCAACTTTGTTTTTTATTTTGTGTTGACGGGCAACATATCATCTGCGCGGGAATGACGAAGTGGAAGTTACCCGAAACTTAAAACAAGCGAAACCGAACGAACTGGATTCCCACTTTCGTGGGAATGACGGGATTTTAGGTTTCTGTTTTTGGTTTTCTGT